GAATATTATCAAGTACATCACTAGATGGAGAGCTAAGGGAGGTATCGAAGACCTCCGAAAGATCAAACAGTATGTAGATTTTATTATAGAAAACGAGATGAACCCCTCTGAGTGAGGGGTGCTTGCCGAACGATCAATATCCTTCTTTTGTGTAATAATTTGCGTTATACAACTCTTCTTTTATTGATTTTTTGTCGTCTTCATTTAAGGCAGAAAAAACTTTTGATAAACTGCTTACAATAAATTCTGGAGTTACATTAGGTTTTTGTTTAGCAGTTTTTTCTAAGCTAATTAGTCTTTTAACCGCTGCGGGGTTTTTTGATAGCTTATAAAGGACTACTGGCAGTCCTAACACTCCTACGGCAGACACTGCTGCTGTTTGTTGTGCTGAGTCTAAATCTCCAGTTAATCCTGCAAAAGCAGTTGGCCCTGCAATAAGCAAGCCTTGTATCTCTCTGCTTCTTAATGCAAGAGCAAAAGCACCCATTGGGGTAGATTGTAAGGAGTCACCTACAGCGTTTATTAGCTTTTTGAACTCGGGGAAGTCTTCACCAAGAACCGCAGCCATTCTTTTTTGAGCGTCAGGCTTGTTAAACTTGTTAATCGTGGCTTGGTTGAAAATAGCATCTTCATCTCCCGCGCTTAATAAATTTCTTACATAAGAAGAACGAACAATTTCCTTTGCTTGTTTTGCGTTTTTTATTCCTTCGGGCAAATCTCCTTTTGCTTTTTTTATAGCCTCAAAGGATTTATCAAGACTTTTCATAAAAGCCTTAATTGATGATGTGTTCTGCCTTGAAACTAGCATTGAGCCAAACGCATCAAAACTTGCTTTTTTAGCTTGAGAAATAAGATTTGCATTCATTGGGGGCATAATTCCGTCAATTAGCTCTTTATACCCCGAATTTAATTCCTTATATTGTTTGTATAGTCCTGTTGATTTTTTTTCTACAGCCTTCTCAATTCCGCTTTTTACTCTTGTTGATAATTCAGATAATTCAGAAGCGACTGTTTTATTTGGATTTGCTCCTCCTGGCATAGCGTCATCTATCGATGCATTAAGTCTTTTTTGAAACTGAGCCATTGAATTAAAGTTTGCTACAATAGGTTGGCCACCGTTAGGACGTAATACTTGCTGCATATCTTCAGCTATGCTTTTTGTTTTGTTTGAAAGCGTAGACCCAAAATCGTCTACATTCTTTTCAAGAAATCGGGAAATCTCAAACATAATTGAGTTGCTAGGAAATTTTGTTGACCCTGCTTTTTTAGACAAAGCCTCTAATCCATCCCCATATGATTTTGATGCAGCAACACGACCTGCCTCAACAATGTTAAACATGGACTGACCAAGCTCGCTAGTCGTTAATGCGCTTTCTGAATTAGTCCAACGTGCAAGATTGCTTAAAATAACACTGCGTCTTTTTTTGGCATCTTGCTCAAACATACCTCTTGATATAAAACCAACTTCACCAAGTTCGTTAAAAAGCCTTCTTATCGGACCTATCCCCTCGATAGAGCGAGGGCTTAGAGATGAGCCTCCCTCTTCAAGTATTTGTTGTGTTTGAGCAGAAGAAGCTCGACTACCTTGAGTTGGTGAAATCTGATCCAAAAGATTTTTGAAACCAGAAGAAAGTTTTGATGTTGTAGTAAGTCTAAAAACAGGACGTAATATCTTTCCTGCACCTAAAGTAGCAACATCAAATCCCGCAGAAATCGCTCCTTCTTTAGTTGCTTTTTTTAAATCTACTTCTTTTCCGTTAACTAAATCTTCTAACGCTTCTCCACCAAAAGCTCCAATAGCTCCTCCTGCAATTCCCCCGACAATAGTTCCTACTGGCCCTGCACCTAAAGTGCCAAGCGCAGCACCTGCACCAATTCCTCCAACAATTGACCCAACAGTTTCAAGCCCACCAATTTCTGATTCTTTGCCAGAGCTATATAAATCTTGTAAATCATCTTCTGATACTGAAGAAAAATCTCCTGCTGCTATAGCGTTTAATTGATCAATTGTTAAGTTAGCCATTTTGACCTCAATACTTTAATAACAGGTTACTGTAAAGAACCACGCATAACAGGCGGTACAGATTCTCGCTGTTCTTGTTGTTTAGATAATTCTAATGCTTGTGCTTCGGCTTCGTTTCGTATAATTATATCTCTTGGAGAAACAAATTCAGAATTGTCCCAGTTAATTGGGTATTTTGTTTGCATATAATCCGCAAAGCCCTCATCTTTAGTTTTAGCTTCCCATAAATCCATAAATGTTACAGTTTTTCCAGTAGTTGAATCAATTCCGACCCCAATACCTTGGTTTTGCACCATAAATTGCATTCGTTGTTTTTCTTTTTCTGCTGCTAAAGCAGACATTTTTGCCATTCCTCTCATATATGAAGCTATCGCTTCTGGAGGGTAACTTTGATCTGGAAAACCTTGCAATACCATTTGAATATCTTTATCAGACGCAGCGCCAGGAGGAAGACCGCCAAGTGCAGCAGAATTTACAACCCCTGTGAATTCAGCAAGCAATATATCTTTTTGCTCTTGTAGTCCTGCAATAGACCTCCATTTTGCCATAATTTTTCCTGCTGATCCTTCAGTTCCTTCTATAGTCGCAAATTGATCTGCCAGACTTGTAGCTTTTTGATAGAGTTTAAATTGCGTCTCTGCCTCTTGCTCTACTTCTGCAATTCTTGCTCGATCTCTCGATCCTAAATCTTGTCTTGCTAATTCTTGAGCAGCAGCCGTTAATTCCATTTCTTCTTTTTTTAACAATCTGTCTGCATCTTTATCTTCACCTTGTTGTTTTCTCCAAGCTGTTAGGTCTTCCTGTACGCCTCTATTAAAAGAAATTGTTTCTCGATCTACTTTTATTCTTTCTGCTGCCGTGGTTGCTTTTGATTCGTCAATCTCAAGAGCTTTTTCTTGCAAGGCAAAAGTTCGTTCATCTTTAGCTAACTGAGCAGCTTCTTCTGAAAATTGTTGACGCAAAGCAGCAGCCCGTATAGGGTCAATATTTTGCACTATTTCTATTAACTGCCTTTTACCTTCAGGAGTAGAAGTATCTATATTTTGCATTTGTTCTTGCAATTTTTCACCTGTAGTCCTTGGATCAATGCCAAGCATAGGTTGTACTGCGCGTTTAAGATTCTCTTGACGCTGAACACCAAGCTGACCTGCAATCTGTGCAAGCGGAGCAAGATTAGCAGCCCGACCTTTAAGTCCAGAGGCAAGCAATTGACCTTGTAGCATACCTTCCTTTAAGAGCTTTTCTTCTCTTTGCTCAGGAGTGCTTATAATATCTGCAAATAATGATTGTATATTAATAGTCATACTGACCTCTATGTAACTACCGAAGGATTATAAAAACCAAATTGATTTTGAGATTGTGGAGCAGGAAGCATTGAAGTTAAATCTAATTTTTTAGTTGGAGCAGTTTGTGCTGCTGTTTCTTGCTCACCTTTCAATAAATCAAACAAACCTTGGAATTGAGCCTGTCTTAAAGCATTGGCCAATGTATTATATCCTAGCTGTGCTTCCATTGTAGACTCCGCAAGACCAGCACCTAGTCCTAGACCTGTAGTTCTTAGGGCTGATTCTAATCGAGAAGCCTCTAATCCTGGCATCAACGAAGAGATTAATTGTTGTTGCGGTAGGTAAGAAGACTGCAAAGCTTGTAGACCTAGATCACCTGCTAGTCCTGTACGACCTCGCATCTCTTGTAGTCCCGCAAGAGTCTGAGATGATGTTAGTGCTTGCTCATCTCTAGCCTGTTGCATTGCAGCTAGTGCGTTTTGTGCTTGCTGCTCTTGTATGGCTTTCTCTAATGCGAGTCCTTCTGGCGTTCCACCAAACATAGATGTCTCTACACCCAGACGACCCTGACCTAAAAGTCTTTGCTCAAGTCCTAGCCTTGCACGTTCCTGCTCTGGAGCTTGTGCAGCCTGTAGTGCAGTGCGTATCTCTGCTTCTCTTGCCGACCTAGCTGCGGGAGACTGTGTAAGCATACCTATGAGATTAGACTGCTCTGTCTCTCTTTGGGCAGGATCACTCAAGAATCCAAATGCTTGTTCGCCAAACCCTGTTAGTTGCTGCCTGACTCTTTCCTGCTCTGGAGTCATGCCAAGAGTAACATCTCCTGCACCTGATACAGTCGCTCCTCCTGTGGGAGTAGTTACGGTAAAAGGCTTGAATGCAGACTGACGGCCTATCTCGCCCATCAATCCACCCGCAAGAGTAGAAGGCGGTCTATCACCATAGACAGTTCGTAAGTCTTGTTCACCTAATTTCTGAACATCTCGGATGATAGCTTCCTGCGCTGCTGCACCGCCCAACGCACCAATCAAACCTCGATTATCCATAAACATTTTTTGCATATCTTCGAGAGCCATTAGTAAGTACCACCATCTATAGTTGATAAGCTAACCGTACCAGTAGCTGTTAAGTCAGCTACCGTTACAGTACCAGTAAAAGTAGGCGATGCGCTATTAGATTTGCTGTTTACTGCTACAGCAATGGCATCGTAGTCTGCTCCAATTTCTACGCCCTTAATTACCTTGGCAGGATTACCGCTGACCATCGAGTCTTTAGCAGCGTAGTTCGTCAATTTAGTGTAATTCGACATTTTATACTATCCTTCCCATAAGGGCTTGAATGTTAATCTCTTGTATTGCAATGGGTTTGCCATCAATTGTAGTTTCCGCGCCAATCGCTACTACCGTTCCTTGTCCTGACGCATTAATCTTTTGTCGGTTAATTAAAGATATTGAAGATGAATACTCTGCTGTCGTATTAAACTCCGATATATTGTACTGACCTACGTTTGATTGGGGTAATGTGTACGCTTGTTTCTTGTATGCGCCAGAATAATCATACGCCCAGTTTAAGACTACAGTAGACTCTGCGCCATCAAATGTAGTTAAGTTAATCTTCTTTAAGAATTTAAGATTAGAAGTATTGCCAAAGCTTAACGGATGGCTAAAGTAACTTAACTGATAACTCGCTGTATTGTCCGTGTAAGTCTTATACTCACCTATCCCGTCCTTTACACCAATGTACATTTTGTCATTTACAGTATGAGTAAAAGCTAAAGGACTAATAGAAGACCATGTAGTGGCTCTGTAACTACCATCCTGTAGTGGGAATCGTGTATCAAATGCGTACACTACCGCAAGAACTGGGAAGTTAAGTAACACAAACGCCTCTTGTGGCGAATAGTGTAAAGATATATTCCCTGTTTCAGCAGCAAACAAAGACTTAATATCATTATTGACGTTCTTAGAAACATCACCAATAGGTGCTGACTTCTCTTGTATCGTTCTAGCTAGGCTTCGTACACCAGAGTCATCTAAGAATATTAAGTCTCTACCCGTAGAAACTACGGCATCTCTGTTAACACAACCTATATTAGATATAGTGTCACTTAACGTCATTGTTGCGGGATCATCAGCACCAGAGTAAATAACAATAGAGTTACGCCCAAAGATTACTAGGAAGCCATTGTGGGCTGCTAGAGCAACGATAGTGTCATACCCTGTAGGCCATACCTTAGTGATGTCTATCGAGCCTGTAGAGCCTCCTGACCAGTGTGTGCCGTTTAATAAGTCAGACCAATAAATTGTAGACTTGTCTGCTGTAAAGTCTGCTACCCATAAGCGACCAAACGCTGCTAACACTTCATGTCCTTGCGGGGGAGTACCTGTTGCATGAGCATGAGCAGACATCTTTTCTACTGTACCTGCGTGATCTGAGTACAATAAAGGCTCATAGCCTCTTTGAAAGAAAAAAGCATGGTCGTTAAATGATACGATCTTCCAGTTATTTGTAGTGATTGTGTAACTTCCTGGGCTTACGTCTACCATAGTGGTAGTACCAGTAAAGATTTTATTATTACCTGCCGATAAGAAAGTAATGTCTCCATCTTCAGCAACAAACTCATGCAATGCTTCTACACCTGCTGACGAACCTAACAAGTCATTACCGTTAAGTAAGTCATAGCCTTTTCTTGCAGCAATCCTTCCTTCTTTATCAATAATGCAATTATCAGCCACAGCAGCAAAGCTAGGCTCTTGCGCTAACGGAGCGTCTTGGGTATTAATCCCCGCAAAGCCAGGGGCTGTGATTGTAATGCTCTGTAATTGTTGAGCCATCTAGACCACCATGTACGTTAGATCTTCTGGGAATCTGTTTGCATCTATAGATATAGCGTCTGCCAAAGCGTTAGAGGCTACGGCAAATTGTTCTGCTGCCGACTGACCGCCTGTCTCACCTCTCTCCCTCAGAGCCATTGCAAATGCGTACTGCACTATAGGTCTGTTAGGAGCTTTGATTTTAGTAGCATCCGCAGTAAGTTCTGCTTGAGGCGTAGCCATATCAAACCTTAAAGCTTCAATAGCATTAGGATCTGGATATACTTTGATTTTTAAATCATCGCTATCATCCGTCCCAATGAACGTATAACACTCAGGGCTTCCCGCAGCAGGTGTATTATTGTAGTAAACATTATCAAAGTACGCCTTTGTCTTGTAATTAATAAATGAGTTTTTAGTATCATTGAGTGCGTGTTTTACTACTGCGTCCATACCAGATCCCGTAAGAGAATACTCTGACGTTCCTACTACAGTATTAAAAGCAATTGTGCTTCTTAGTGAAGACCAGTTCCATGCCTCTTCTACTAAGTTTTTAGCGTCATTAACAAAGTCTCCAATCAATGCGGAGTAACTTGATTCCAATGCTGTTGCTACTTCATCCTCACGCAGTCTACGCAAGACACCATTAATTGCTTCCAAGTATGTCATTACTTGCCTCCAGAGGCTTTTAGAAATGCGTCAAACATTCCTAGCTGAATATTATCTAAGTCTACAAACTGTGGCGAAAACAAGATACTTTCTGTTATTGGCGTTGCGCTTGTGACTATGTCAAATAATTGTCTTTTGCTTTCTGTAGATTTTGGCTTAATAATCTCAGGAATAGTTACGACTGCTTGATCGTCAGTAACGATCTCATCAGAAACCACAGTTGGATCGGGAGTCGGATCAAGATCAGGTTTAAGATCAGGTTCAGGATCGCCATCAGGCTGAGTACCAGGAACAGTGCTAGGAACAGGATCGGCAGGAGCAACAGGAGGAACAACAGGAGCGGTAGTGCTAACACCTGCATTATCACTTGCATCAATGCCTGTATCATCACCTCCTCCTTGTGGGATAAAAGGACCAACCTCTCCCATATCAATAGGACCAAGCGGTCCAACAATAGTAGAAGGATCAAAAAATGTAAGAAGCGGATTAACAAAGTCTTCAAAAGTTAAAGACTCTTTGTCATCACCCTCGTCATCCTCATCAAGCACAATATTAGGATCTTGTGTTTGTAGTTTTCCTAATGCTTCTTGCAGCATAGATGGATCACCACCTTCTGCTATAACCTGCGGGATTCTTCTTTCGTAATCTGCCTTAGCTACTTCTGGGTCATCTGTAAAACCATACTTAAACTGTGTTTTTGCAGCAGGCAATCTACCTTCTTCTACAGCAGATTGAAGAGCATCAGATTGTTGAGCAGACCTAACAGCATCTGAAAAATAATCAGGGTAATCTCTTGCTGTTATTCCACCTTGACGAAAAAGATCAAGCGCAGTTACAGGAAAAAACTGTCCAGTATCAGGATCAAAAACATTGCTGCTTTCTTTTAATTTAACCGTAGTTCCCATTACTCTTCATCCTCTTCTTGTAACGCAGCTAATATAAAATGTATCTGCGACTGAAGCATTCCTACTAAGTAGATTGGCGGGATACCTTGCTCCATCAATCCTGCACATAACGTATCTAATTCAATTTCAACTTCTATTGCAAAGTCCTCTAATCCTTCTACTGACTGTGGTGGAAACTCTATAACTTCGGACATGGGTCTGGTAACATCATTCCTGTTGAAGCAAATAAAAAAGTTCTCTTTGCTTTACGAATATAAGAAACTGGCTTAGAACAATAAATCTTAACGTCCTCTACCAAACCCTTTGTTATGTCTCCTTTGTCGTATCCATCCTTTAAGTTATTACTAATAGCACAATTACTCAGAACAAAACTTAGTAGTAAGACGGCTGTAACCCGCCATGTCGTGGTCTGAAATAGCATCGCCTATACCCCTATCTTTTCGCACATATGAATCTTCTGGGTCTATCCAAGTCTTACCCCAGTTATCAAAGTACACCATGGTTTGTCCTGCATCTGCACAGTAACCTATCGCGGGTATTCTTGCGACCATGTCTGACCCGCAGACAAATGATACTTGCGAGATTAAGTTTTTCATCTTCGCTTTAGATGGACGCATAAAAACATTTGGCTTACCAAACGTAATTAAACGAGTCTTTTCAAACTTACGGCAGCAATGCGCTGACAACTCCGCAAGAGCAGCGCCTAACGAGTGGCCTGTAAAAATAATTTCTTTGTTAGGATCAAGATGCTTTTGTATCTCTTTCCATACAGACCTGTGTGCCATCATAAATCCACCATGAACCCAACGCCCTTTATATCTCCAAGGGAATGCGGTCATGTTAAAGATCCAATCTCTTGCTTGTTGAGTCCCGCGAAAGATGACATATTGCTCATTAGTCGCATTTACAAAATAACAAGTCGTAGATGTGCCTCTAGACTCAATCTTGATTGCGCCTTCAATCTCTTCTTCATAAGCAAGTAATGCGTACT